CTCTGGGGTTGATTTACCATAGGTCTGACGAAGGTAATTGTCTTGCTCAAAATGCCACGTAGCTAACGCTACGGCAGATTCTTTTGTATGAGTAGTGTTGGTGAATGCTAGTGTTTGCATAATTGCTCCTAAAGTTGATGATGTTGGTATTGTATAGTAAAAAACAAGAAAAGAACAGGCTGTTAAGTTACTTCTTCCCATAAAATAACCTTAGACCAAGCAACAGGATGATACACCTGTTGATCGCTGGTTTCACAGTAAGAATACATCCCATCAATATGCCTGAACAGAAACAACACTTCAGGCTCTTCCACATGACTAACAACCATGTCACGGGATAAGCAGAACAATTTGTGTACCTTGCCTGTAGAACGGTATGCTTTGGCTCTGAAATAACGGTCTTCGCTCATGTTAAACTCCTGTGTGGTTGATTGGAAGCAATCGGTCGATTGCATCTGTTTTCAATCCATGATTAACAGCTAGATTGTACAAACGAATAAACCAGTCACTAGGTTGAGTATTGTCGTGTATTTGTTGCATGTTTCTCAGCAGTCGAGTTGTGGTTTCTTCTAGTCGAGTCCCTAGTGTTGCTTCAACTCTACTGCGCACCTCGTGAGAGCTGACGGTCTTATCCTCAATGGTTGGGCAGTAATTTTCATCTGAAATCAAGCAACCAACAGCGCATTTTAAACCGTTATCACCACGGTAAGCACACATTTTATATCGCATTGAACGTTTCATCTGTGTAAGCATGTGAGTTGCTACACGGTTGAATACTTCCTGTTTTTGATTTGGTGTTGTTTCTAAATTCATATCTGCTCCTAAAACGGTTTTAAACTAATTACAGCAATTACTCTTCTGTTAGGATTGTTGTCAAAAGTATCAACAACATTTCCATCAACTACAGCAAGAGCATGACGAGAGTATAACACCATAAATCTACCTCTTGGGTAGGTTTTCAGAAAAGTTTTCAACGTAATTCCTTTGTGTGTACCTAGTTGTAGTCTACCACGGTACATGGTTCTGTTACCAAAAAATACTATGTTTTTAAACCCAAGTTCATGAGCAGCGTTGACTACTGCGACCGGACTAGCTCCGTTGTTTACTTTGTAACCATGTCTCAGAAGCACTTCTTCTGTTTCATCGTAGTCCATTAACAGTACGTTAGCAAAAGCACGAACAGCACAATCCTTAGTTTTACCAAGACGGTATTCGCCAGCAGAAATTGAAGGTATTTTCATGCTAATTAAAAACAGTAGTTTCTAACACACCATCCCCCAGTTCATGAGCAGTTCTCTTGTTCGTGCAACATGTTCTGCTCTAACTACTGATAAAACTTCTTCTGCTTTGTAGCGATCTACTACTATAAAATCAGGTGACTGAGTATAGTTCTTGTTCTTAGCTACATCACCCCAATAAACCTCGTTCGAGTAAATTCCTAGTTTATCAAACATATCACGAGCAATAGCTAGACACGTTGAATGTGTAATGAATGTTAGACCAGCTAAACCAATCCGTTTAGCACCTACTTTTTTAGTTGCGATATAAGTAAACATTTTATCCTTTGGTTTAAGTGATCAAGCAATTAAGCAAAATGCCTTCATTCAGTTTCATTACCCCAATCATCTACTTTTATACTAGGATCAGCAAACTCTATATCAAACACAACACGAGGCTTTACTCGAACAATCTTACCACAGCAATATATAATTGTATGGCACGATTTAAGACATGTTTCCATGTTTCTGACAGCATTGTCAGGAATTTCTAGTTTTCCGTTGCAGTTCGGGCACAGCATGATAACTCCTTTGTTGTTTAAGATAAGCAGAGTATACACCAAAAACAAAACCCCTGCAAGAACTTAATCTTGCAGGGGTTTCTTTATTTAATTACTTTATTGACACGCTTCACATTCGCCTTTACTAGCCTGTACACCTGCTTGTGTATACGTATAATACAACGCAAGTATGTTGGGGTCTTTAAAGGCTTCCTCGTGTACTTCAGAAATCCATTGTGGAGATTCATCAGCAGCGAAGAAAAGGTTTAAACTTTGCCACTGATCAATATACTTGCTACGTGCAGAAGCCATACGTAGTATTGCTTTCTGATTGATTTCAAACGCGGTCTTAAACACTTCTTTTTGAACGTCTGTCAACCATTCTACATGTTGTACACTACCTTGCTTGTCCGTAAGCTCTTGAAGGTGTTTTCGTGAACTAACTCCTTTTTCCTTCATGAGAGTAAGAAGCACAGGGTTTACTCTGTTAATTTCTCCAGCAGAAGTAGTCTGCACAAACGTCATAGCAGGATCAGGGTTTACCCCCTCTGAGACACCACCCATCAACAACGCAGTGTTTTTCGTAGGAGCAATGGCTATCAGATGCGTATTGCGTACTCTGTACCCTTTACACCACTCCGGTTCACCTAGGTGAACAGCCATGTCTTTTGTAGCATTTCGAGCATGTTTCCAGATTGTACTTTGAAGCTCTTGAGATAACATGTGTGCATCATAGCTCTCAAACGGAAGCATGTTCTGCATAAACAACGTATGTAGACCACACACACCTAGACCTAACGATCTTCCCTTCTCGGTATAACGAACAGTCTTTTCTAATCCTGCAATTCCTTTTGCTTTTTGGATAAATTCTTCAGCAACACAATCAAGAAAAACCGTTGCCCAATATGCTGCATCTGTGTCTTTCCATTCAGGATATTTTGCTGCATTCATTGATGAAAGTACGCAAGAGTAAGTGTGGTCTTTATCGTTGAAAAGCATTATTTCAGAACACAGTTGCGAGTTTTTGATGTACATGTTTTTATCCACATACATCTGAGGTCTTTTTGCGTTTGCTTTATCAATGAAGAAAAAATAACCCTTGCCAAGAATCATCTTTGCTTTCATCATTTTCTGAAAACGACTAACTGACTCTGTTTCACCTTCTTCTAGTTTGTTGATGAAGGAATCAGCTATAGTCCACCCTATGTTAAAATCGTCAGGGTCGGTCATCAACAAATTCATGACCTCGTGAAAATCACCATGTTCTACATTCAGGTATGCAGCCCATGAACCTCTGCGTGTATTACCTTGAGAAACCGACCTCATTGCGTTGACATGCTCTTTTATAACAGGTACAACACCATTGGCTTTTCCACCAGCACTAATTGGTGTACCTCTAGGTCGAATATACGAAAGATCAGATGCTGTACCAAAGCCGTTCTTCGTGAGCATTGCAACCTCGTGCAAGTTACTGTAGAAACCATCAATGGAATCCTCTACTACTGTTCCAGAACAAGACACAGGCATTCCACGGTCTGTACCCATATTAGCCAACACAGGTGTGCTAGGAGATAACCAACCTTTCCAGAGCAAATCAAAGAACTGTTGTTCTGCGTCAGGAAACACATGATCCACATGTCTTGCAGCAGTCTTTGCTATGCGCTCAAACTGGCCTCTAACCGATCTACCTTTAGTTTCGTACTCGTATTTTGACTTGAACATCTGGTATCCACCAGTAGTGTACCAATCAGGTACTAGACCTTTTTGTTGCAGGTCTTTTCTCTCCTGAGACAGCTTTGTATATAAATTATCCATTGTTTACACCTTTCCAAACAAACGAGGTTTCATCCCAGTTTCTATGATACTCTGAACCTGCCCCTGAAAAGAAGTCATTGAAGTGGTAGTCATTGATGCCTTTGTAAAACCATTGAGCAATCTCATTGTTATTAATCTTGTAAACCTTTTTCAACCCCATGTCTTTAAAACACTCATTGATTCGAGACTTGACAAAGTTCTCCAACTGATGAGCAGTGATACCCTCGATCTTTCCCTTGGAGAATAGTTTTGCAATAATCGCCTGCTCATGCTCGAACAACAGAGCAGCAACAGTCAGTAGTTTCTCACGCACATCGTTTAACTGCACTGCGGACATTTCTTTTGACTTGACTTGGAAAGCATATGCTGCTGCTTTTGAATGCAAGTTCTCGTCTCGTACACTAAAGTTCAAACCACGAACTACGTTCATAAGTTTGTTCTTACCTTCAGACTGGTAGTGTTTTAGAAAAGCAAAATTACTATAAAGAATCACTCCTTCAACCATGCAAAACCCACCTAGAGCAACTAAGTCGTCTGCTTCGTTGATGATAGAGTCAATGTGCGCTACACGTTGTTTTAATACAGGATCATATTGGTAAGAACTATAGAACTCAGGTGTGTTGATATATAAAAGTTCGTTGATCTTGTTGTAGAACACAGCATGAACAGCTAATTCAAACATACTGAAAACGCTAGCCATTCTATGCCAGTCTGCTGTGTCAAACATCTGCTTGAATCGCCCAGACCACCATTCATCACCTATGTGTGTCTCGTAGATACTAAACAAACGAAGTGTTTCAATCACTGCGTGTTTCTCTGCCTCAGAGAATGTAGTCAAAACATCTTGAATATCTTTTTCTACTTTGATCTCATCTGCTGTCCAAAAAGCGTGTAATTGATCATCGGCAAACTTAATAACTTGTGGATCGGTATAAACAGGTACTAAATAACCCTTCATTGAATTTCTTTCTGTACATCTTCATCTGCCCAAACACCCGCTAGACGGTCTGTGCTCAATCCCTTATTGCGGTATAGGTCAACCAGTAAACGACTGCCCTTGGCCTTATCCTTGGCTTCCTGAGAGGCATAACCAGAGTTTAGCCACTCTTCATCTGTTCGTTCACACCCTACCCAACGTGAACCTGTGTATATTTTGTTCAAACTGTTCCTATGCGGAAGAATTTGGTGTTCATAGGTCTGGTTGGTATCTATACCAAGACCGTGTAGCAACTGCTTTAGTTTTTCCGTGTTGTATTCACTGATTGATTTTTCAGTGAAAGAATTATCCATGTGATGTAGCTCGGACAAGCTAATAACCCGTAATGCGACAATTTCTGCCTTCATTTATTCTCCTTTTTGTAAAGCTGTTATAATAAAACTAATGGAATAGTATTATACCACGGATACCTCACGTATTCAAACGAAAACGTAGGGATTGGTATATGCTTTCGAGTTATTTGGGATAAGCTGACGGTATTGAACCCAGTGCTTGAAGTTACCTGAGAACCATTCACCTTCTTGGTTCATGTGTGTTACCCCTTCAGGCCATTCTTGACCTTGTTTTATTCCGGATATTGTGCAAGCAACGTGTTCAAAAGCAGAAGCGTGTACTGGTTCGGATTGCACTAACCTGTTGTACAAATCATCCGCTTTCTCCAACGATTTATCTAACTTCCGATAAGAGACTTGCGCACACGAGCTACAACTTATCTTGATTGCTTGTTCTAGGGTAATTGGTTCTGAATCTTCGTCAAAGTAATACTGTTGATTACTGATTATTTTTGTTTCGACGTATGGTAAATGCCAAAAATCATCTGAGAGCAACACCTGTGGTTTGTTTGTATCTAGCAAATAGCACATGAGTTTTGCAAGTTCACGTATCTCTGGTTGTGCGTCTTTGTGATCACGCAACCATAAGAAGTTATCGAAGTCAGTGCTTGTAAGTACTACTTTTATTGTTTGATACGGCTCTAGTACACGATTAACCCATTGCTTGTGCCCTTCTACGGCTAACATTCGTTCAGCAATATCAGCAGCATCTTTCGCAGCTAACATCCAAAGGTCTTTTGCACGTTGCAGTTTTTCACCTTCTAATTGCACATGTGCCTGCATTCCGTTTTGTTTCTTCCCCCAGTGCAACGGTGTTGCAGGATTGTTGCGTACCTGTTCTATTATCTTTTCTACAGGTATTGCACGACTACTAGCGGAGTTCCTACTGAACAAGCGATGTGTTAGTAATTCAGCGTGTATCGCACGCCAATACTCCAACTCGAACGTAGTTATTCGTTGACCTAGGCTATTGATGGAGTCTTTGATTATTTTTACTTTTGAAGTCATTTTTTTTCACAACGGTTTATAAGCAACAATATCACTACCATTTTGGAGATGCGCCCAGCGGTAGTATCCTGCTGTTTTGTAGTCCAGAGTTTCAAACCCATAACGGAATCTCAATTTAACAGACCTATCAAAACGGACAGGACTAGCTCCACCACCCCATACTATCCAGTCATCATCAGTAACCTTAGTTTGTGGAGTTTCCTCTGGTTTGACCACTGGAACAACCTGTCGCTTCTCAAGTAGTGTTTCAAGAAAAGCTAGTGATCGCCAAGCTAGTTTAGCTGCGTGTAGAACACCGTCAGTGTCTACTGAATATCTATCAATCAAGTGACGTGCTATGCAGTCAGCGTGATCTGTAGATTTAGTCTTATCCCAGTGCAATGGTTCACCTTTGTTGTGCTGCTCATTACCTTGGAAACTGCACTTGGCTACCTCTGCCATTGCTAGTGGGAAGTAGTCTAATACACCTGTAGTAATAGGGGTTTGTTTTCGTTCTTTTGTGTTTGTTGTTAGTTTCATTTTAACGGGATTACTCATTGTTTCTCCTTTTGTAGTAGCGCTCCGATTAACAATTCATTGGCTTTGTCTCGTTTTTCTGCGGCGAGATATACACGCCCAGAGTCAAGAAACTTCACGTCTTGACTGTCACCATTCCAGCAACAAAATTGCGGGCTCAAAATAAAAAGCGGGTAATAATATGTGTTCAACGCTGGCGCTTGCGTCTCAGGATACGGGAAGTCGTCGATAACTAATGGCGTTACCACTTGCTTGATGCGCCACGACAATTCAGGCGATGTCAGTGGGTTTATGCGTTCATTAGCATAATACTTAATCGGTTTATCGTCAGCGTCAATGCCGCATATATGCTCTACAGCATTAAAGCCGTGATTGGCCATGTGCTTAAGCACGGCTGCGTGGGATAGTTGTTTAGATAGTTCAATCATTTTGTATCGCTTTCTTTTAATTTACACTTTGTATTACATCAACATATTGACAGAAAAGTATCGGTAAACACCGCAGCCACCACCTTGAGTGTAATGTTCCGGTGATCGTCCCGTAGTTGGGTCTATTTCGTGCAACGTGTTTCGGTAGAAATGCACTATTTCTGGTAGTGCAAGGTAAGCGTTTGCTGCTTTAATTAGTTGTTCTCTTGATGCTCCTTGGAACAACACTGTTGTAGTAGGTTCTTCCTGCCACGAGCTATCATTTGGTTCAAAGCTGTCGGAGACTCTGCGTATATGTTCTGTTAATGCAAATGTCATAATTAATCCTCAATCTCTTCTGTAGGTAATTCTCTCAAATACCACCACCTGTAGTCCCAGTTTACACCTTCGATGATTCTACCACCACCGTTCAGAACATGCTCGATTCTGTTTTGATCAACACCGTAGTGCATAAGGTCTTTATGTGTTGGTTTTTTAGACCACACAGCTAAGAAATACTCTCCGTGCTGGTCGTAGTCATTGTATTCACTGGTAAGCACCCATACTCTGTTGGCTTTAGTCATAATTTCTTTTCTAGTTTCTTTGCTTCCACTACAGCACTCCAGTCTAGCAGCACATAGAGCGGTCTTCACCGAACTTTGCCATGGTATGTAAGTCGTCATTTATGGGAGACCAGTAGCCACCTGTTTTCAGTAGCGACCCTCTACGCTTATCCAAAAAATCTTCAAATTTTTTAGGGTCTTGTAGTGTCATAGCGTTGTTCACACTATCTAGTAGATCAAAGTAGGCTGCTGTCATTTTACACCCCTGCTTTCGCAGGGTCGTCTGTCCAGCCATGGGCTAGACCAACTACTCTATAGGCGTTGACACCAACAATTGTACTTAAATCTCTTGCGTGCATTGACCGACCTAGACTGTCAGTCACCCGGTACTCGATAACCAAGCCCTCACAAACAGGTGGTTGCTTCCTATCTTGAACGGCTGTCCATTTTTCTGTATTAATAAGACGCAGAAGTTTAGGGTCTATGTGTTTAACTCTGAACCCATCAAATACAACTACATACTTCATCGCGGTAGCCCAACCAGAGATAACACCACAATCGGTCAACGTACCAATCGGTGCTTGTTCCCAATTAAGCAGCTTTATCGCAGGCTTGAGATTATCAGGGTGTAGGTTGGTTTTGCTGATTATGTGGGTTGAGCCAACATGCCACTGATTGTACGTAGTCGGAACTACCTCAAATTGACCGTGGCCTACAGCTATCCGCAAATCATAGTATCCCCGCTCGACAGCCTTACTTGCTTTGTGTGCTTCCCATTGTTCCCATATCGCGTAATGGGGGTGCTTTATAGCTGGCTCATAGAGATACACGCTCTTGCAGCTAAATGCAGGGGCGTCTACTTGTATGCCGTTGAAATACCAGTTCCAATAACCAGCTTCACGTTCGCCGCTGGTATATTGCCGCAAGTATTCTGTCGCTAAGATGATGTGTGATTGCAGTGGTTTCTTTAACGTATCAATCATGGTTTACCTTTCGTATAAAGTTGAATAAATGTTTTCAGCATGTTTTACTACATCTGTGTTTGTGTGTTGTGACAGTAATTATACATCAAGATTTCTTTAAATCTTATCCGTTCATTGCCTCGTTAAAATCAAAGCTAGCGTTTGCTCTTTTTATAGCAAATTGTTTATCGTTTGTAAGACAATACTTGTTCACATGAGCAGCCAAAGACCATTCGTAAAAATCGGCAACATACACCATGTCCACGAACCCTTGGTCTGTTTTCACCATATAGTTGTCACCTACTTTAATCAGCTTATATCCTTTAGGTAAACCGTCATTTTGTTTTTGTTGCTGTGTGCAAGGTTTTTGTTTTTCTTTGCTCCAGTAGCGAAGCAATACTAGGATTGGGTAGCACATTGCTAGGAAGCAACCCACCAACAAAAGAACTAAAGCAAGCCCGAAAAAGACTGTTATCGAAAAATTACCCATGAACATACTCCTTACTAGAACAAACAACAAAAAAAAAAAAGAACCTAGAGGATTTCTCCAGTAGGTTCTTATTGTATCACAGTTTCGTGCTTATTTATATTTTTTATTAAGATAACCAAGCGACACAGGCATTAGATCAAAAGCACCATCTTTTACTTCGTGAAGCATTAGCACACCCCTCCAGTGCTTGTTTCCTTGAGAACTCATGTAGTCTTCGTTATGCTCATAGAAACTGCCACAAATCAGAGACGTTAACGGTTGACCATCTGCACGATACGCAGTAGCGATCTGCAATCCCTGTTGGTGTCCTGCAATACAACTCATGTGCTTTTTAGCTAGTTGTGCTGATGCTGTAGCAGCAGGTCTACCTGCCAGTCCTGTGGTGAAGTAATGCGAGAAAGCAATACCATCTACTACGATAACATCAAGGAAAGGCACTGTCTTCCAACCAAACTCTTCATAACCTAAATCTTCCAACGATAGAACTCCATCTAACTTCGGATCATCGTTTACTGCTCTGTTGATTCTGTGCTCGTGGTTACCGTATAGCATGATCATTTCAGGGTTGTACTCTGGATTGATGCAGTTATAGTTCCATAGGGGTTCTAGAAGACTAAGCATCGCTTCTCTAGCTGCTGCTACATCCAGTCTGTACCTACGACCTTCAAAAGTCTTCTTGCCTACGTCATACGAACTCAGACTAGGCATATCTGCGAAATCACCTAGACAGATAATCTTATCAGGTTGTTTCTCCACGATGTACTGTCCAAGTTTGTTCAAGAAAGAAAAATCGTGTCCGTGTTTGGCTTGTACATCTGGTATCACCAGAATCTTACTACCAGAGCGTGTTGTGTTGACCAGAGGTTTTGTAGTTTTCTTTGATTTTTTCCAACTGGAGTAACCTTCGTATCCTGCGTTCGCTAGTGTGTAGTTCACACCAGACTTAGACAACCCTAGCTCTTTCGCAATCTTTCTACCAGATAACCCATAGTCACAAAGCTGTCGAATACGCTTTTTTAGTTCGTTTGTGTATTGCATTTTTTCCTTTAGTAAGTTTTACCACCAACTCCGCTTCGAGCACTGGCTTTGTGATCTGCACGTTCTACGTTGTACTGTAGTTTTTCATCCAATGCGCCAGCTAAATCTAAGTCATATGCTCCAGCTAAATCAAATATACGAATCACTGCATCAGCTAGCTCTACTTCTCGTGCTGAGCGATGCGGTAAGTGATCATCGTTGGATGCTTTCCGATCTCCTTCCATAGCTTCACTGATTTCACTGTGAATCAAGCATAGCTTGTTGGAGAAGCAATACAGGTTGTCACGAGGGTCGTTGTCTGGTGTTCCCCACCAACCACCCGTAGAAGCAGCAGTATGGCAAACATGCTGTATATGGTTTACACTTTCTCGAAGGAGAGTATTTACGTTAAATGTTTTCATCACAAACTAAGAGTATCACTTGAAGAAAACGTTTGTCCAAACCAATCATCAGTAAGAACCTCATCATTGAGTCTAATACTGTTTTCGTTTAATAGAAAACCATTGCCTTTTAGGAAATAAACAAACTCCTGAATCGCAGGAATCCAACTTTCTGCTGTGAACGTAGTTGTGCGCAGATTACCCTCGCAGTCTGTTCTGGCAAACGTCCATGTGTTAGCACCACTAACTTCTTCGTTGTCGTTAAACATATTTACTCCTTTTGTTTTTCAATAATTAATTTTAATTCAGGGTAACCAAACTGCCTAGACAGTATTGCTTTCTTGAACATGTTTTTCCTAGCTAAACCGTTCGGTTGCTTGTCGTAACCTAGGTTAGTTAAAACGTCATCTTTTTGCTTTTCTTTCAGGGTGTTGAACTTCGTCTGTATCTTTTTTATCCAACCCGAATGGTGTGGATTATGAGAATAATCTTTTTCTAAGTAATCAGCAAGATTTCTAAGAACCTCAGGCAAGGGTTTATCACACACCCATTTAATACATCTTTTGTAGGCATTGAAAACCAATCCCTCAAAAGCATTAGACTGTCTGTGCAACGCCGCCCTGATGTGTTGTGACTCGTGACTATGATCACAAACCGCTTCAGAGTCTGATATGAGTATCTTCAAAATCGGGTCAATTCCATTTTGTAATCTCAGTAGTCTTTGTTTCTCGTGTGCAATCTCCTTCGATGTGTACAAATCTTTTGTCAAGTATCAATTCTCCCCGTAGTAATGAACATCAAGGTAATCCACCTCGCTTTCAAGATGAAGTATCCTCAATGCAGCTTCTTCTAATAGCTCTGATAATCTATCAGTTTCCCCGCGTTGTAAAGATTTTCTAGTTGTACTACTTTTACGTATCTCTGCACGTTTTTTCAAGCGGTACACAAGCGATTGATCTTCGTACAATAGGTCAGATTCATCGAGTATTTGCTCTAGGCTTATCACTGATCTTCGTTCCATTGTTTTTCACAAGTCAAACAGGTTGTCTTTTCTTTGATTTGCTTAACAGATTTCATATTTCTACTCCATATTTGTTGAATAAATCAAAACAATCAAGTTTATCATCACTGCTTCGCATCATTCTTGCGCATCTGTAATACAACCGTATCATTGTCTCCCAGTCTGCTTGTTGCTTATTACCAAACCAATCAGTGTACTCGAATTTCTCTGGGTAAAACTTCTTGAATTGCGATACTACTGCTTGCAGGACTTCGGTTTCTGTTTGACAATCTTTCAACAACTTATAAGCAGACTTAGCACCGAACTTTACACTACTAGCTTCATAGGCACAGTAAGTATCAACAGGATCGGAACAAACCCACTGGTAAGCTAGGAACTTCAACCCAAGACCTTTTACTGCATCTTTTTCTAAACGCAACTCCCCCAGTTCTGGTACTTTCTCGTATTCAAACTTATCGTCGTCGTAGAGCAAAGTAACACCGTCAAGTTGGTACTGGTCTTTTTCATAGAAATACATCACAGCTTCTTTACCTGCGCGAACAGCGTTGTACGCAGCTATACTACAAGCATCATCTACCTCGTAACCAAAAGCTTTCTTTGCGCTGTACTTTTTCTGTAAGTACTCTTTTGCTTCTACTAAGTGAACAGGTCGAATACCTTTTCTATTGCCTTTATACTCAGACGGTAATGTTAGTTTTTTTCTGAAGTTGTCCTCTTCCCCTGCAAATATTACAACCTCGGATGGTTTTACTTCTTCAACAACACGGTTGATGTGGTTCTTGATAGTATTGAGAACATAAGCAAGAGGTTCAGGTTTCTGTACATCAGAAACTTCGTAGTCTTCAGTTATAGTTTTAGATTTTTCAAGCATGTACTGCTTGAATGCAGTCCTGTGTTTGAATGACTTCTCAATACCAGTAGGTGAGTGTCTTACTAGCACAGATCGCTCTTCACCAGCGGCACTACACCTAAAAGCAATTGAATCACCATCTAGTATCAGTACACGGTCAGTCACGACTTTGTTCAATCAGTAGTTGTGTAGTTGCTGCTTTTTCTTCTAGAGCATCTACCTTGTCTGCAACAACAGCTTTTGCTACAGCAGATACGATTGCAGAATCACCACCAGCTTCTTTGATTGCTGTTTTGATTGCTTTTTCTTGTTCTGTAAACTCTTGCATATTCGTGTAAAGCAACACGAGTTCTGCGATAAAATTCTTCATGTTTTGCATTTTATTTTCCCATCATCAACGAGTTAAAGTTAGAAGGTACAACAATAGTTTGAACTTTTCCGTTCTTGATACCTTCGCTAATGTTTAAAGCAGCCTGAGCCTGCATGAACGCGATACTACTGCCTGAGTTGTTAGACAAAGCAGCCATTCGACGAGATTCTGCCTCTGCGGTCTTTACTTCGATTTCTTTTTGTTTCAACTCATTCTTCGACCGCACGAGTTCGTTTGAGCTTGCCACCACAATATCTGCTGGTGTTATGTTCCTCACAAGTACTTGACTGATTGTAACCGATGCAGCCAACCCTTCTGCTAACAAATTACGGGTGATCTCATCTTTCACAAAACCTTCGATCAATACACGATTGTCTGCCATATCTAGTGCCTCGTATTGCCGTGCTGCTTTGTATAGAGCGTTTCTGGTATTTTGAACAATATAGTTATACATTAGATAGGTGTCACCTTTATCGGTAACATGGAAACTTCGGTTCTTTGTCGAATAAAGCTCTGATACTTGTTGTGGATTGATGTTGTAGACAACAAGTAAATCTAAATCCTTCATCGTACTGTTGTCTTTTGCAACAGGTGTCATGTTATCAATAGACACACTCACATCTTTCACTGGAAACGTGAGAACGTCTCCTATTAGTGTTTGGTAAATGTTACCTGCTGATAACTCTCCTTGCTGAACTTGTTTGAAGAAGTCCACGCGAACACCAACTTCACCAGTTTCGATACGAGTGCATCCTGAGAAAAATAGACTAAGTGCAAGTAGCAACGCTGTTAAAAACTGTTTCATTTTATTCCTTTTCTTCGGGTTTTGTTTCAAATAACTACTTCTGAGTGTTTGTATTCAATAGAATCAACATAATAATAGGTTTTGTCATGTCTGTTATATTCTGGTGTTGCGACACACAAGAAGTTTTTACCGTTTACGGAATACTCGCAAAGATACTCGTCCAGACCACGGTTATACGAGCCTTTGCAATCGTTGTTTGCAAGGTCTTCTAGCAAACCTTCTACTCTGTGTTCGGCTTCTTTCTGATCAGAATACGTGTTGTATTCCCTCGACAATTTGAGTGCTCGTTTGGTTTCTTGCAAAGATTCAACATCTTTCTTTAGTTTTGCAATTTCGTTGTTGATTTCGGCTAGTGTTTTCATGATTTTCGATACGTCCTTGTGTTAGTCATTAAACTGCTTGTTGCTACTGCAACTAACCACAGCAACCCTCCCCAGCACAAAAGCAAAGGGAGGATTACCACGGCTAGTGTAAACAACAAAGCAAGAAGAGGAATTAAACACAGTAAAATTCCAAATGCTTTGATTAGTTTCATAGTTGTTGGTTAGAACGGAGCATCGTCGTCCATATCAGCAAAACCTGTGTCGGGTTTCTTAGGAGCGGGTTTCTTTGGTTCAACAACAGTTTTCTTAGCTTCTGGTTTTACAGAAGGTTTAGCTGTGTTCTTCACAGCAGGTGAAACCAAGCCAAACTCACTACCCAACACTGTATTAGTTTCCACATACTCTACCAGATCGGTCACTAGAATGTTTTTCAAGCGTGCTACTGCACCAAGTTTTGCATCATAGTGGTCAACTGAAATCTCACCAATTGAACCATTGCCGACTAAAACAGAGCTTGTTACATCCTTGTATTCACCGTCTTCAGACATAATGACCTTAGGTTGGTAAATATCTGGTACAGGGTTACCATTGGCAAGAAGAGTATTCTTGCGTAACGTGACGATGAACTGCTTTCGCTCATTGGGGAACGGTGCAGGTATTTTATAGGTAGCCTCAAAGTCCTCGGTTTTGATTCGTTTAGCTGGTTGCTTGTTATACAACTCTTCCCACAAGTCTGCTGTGTCTTCGTCGACAACAATACTCGCTTTCCACTCAAGCCCTTTTTCTTGTTCGTAGCATTTTACTGGTTTTTGTAGTGATACATACAACAAAGTACCCTTTAGTTTATCAATAGCCATTGTTCAATCCTTTTTGAATAAACGCAATACGCGCGTTTTATGTTTTCCGTTAAAAGCAACGGACAGCTTTTGGTAGGATGCACAGGACTTGAACCTGCACCGTATGAATTATGAGTTCACCGTACTAACCAATTATACTAACATCCCGTGTTGGTACATCCAGAGGGGATCGAACCCCCGACCCACAGCTTAGAAGGCTGTTGCTCTATCCGACTGAGCTATGGACATGTTTTTGTTTGTTTTTAAGCTCTGAAATACTCTGTGACGGTCACTGATTTAGGTGTTACGAAATACCAATCATCGTATTCACTTCCTCTGTACGATTGGTAACTTCCATCGAACTTCACAAACAGTTCTTCATTACCGTTACAGAACGAGTAGATTCTATAGAAGTCCTCACCTTCGCCTTCGCCACCATGTTCTTCGACTTGTGTGTAAGAAAAAGAGCAAGCCTGTAGTTCATCTAGGAACTCATTCGTGAGATCATCGTTGTAATCGAATCGTTCAAGCTCTTGACTAAAAAATTCATTCAATACGCTTTTGTCAGCGTTGTTAAGTAATTCGAACAATTGTTCTCTAAATATCACATAGTTCCTTTCATTTCATACTCTACAAACAGGTGATGTTGTTATTTCAAATTTATATCTCTCGAAGTCTGCTGCGTTATACTCAGCGACAACCAAAGGGTAGTTATCAATAGCAAAATCCCTAAACCAACCACTGCAAAGCGTGGTACATACTTTCTCTAGCGCCTTCATGTAAGCAATTCTACTCATAATCACCCATCCCCGAGGTACTAGAAATCTTTCAATTGCAATTACTTTAGTTTCCTCAGCAACGCATTTTATCTTATCCTCGAAAGCAAGATTATACCACAAATCTTTGTCGCACCATGCTTTTGTTGAATCTTTTTGTAGTTTCGTATATAATGGTTTGTCATAATAAGCAACTACCTCATGTAGCCAATCATGGTTGTATGTCTTGACTACAGCATCATCGAAGAAATCACTTACGCTTTTATTAAGATTGGGTTTCCATTGCTTGAACGCTTCGTAAGACAAGGCTAATCTTTGTTGGTAAAGCTGGTTATCTACAAAATATCTTGACAAGCCTTTCCGATGGTAATGCAATATGTGTTTATCGAAACTTAAAGCTCTCCAGAGGTGACTTCGTTTAATAATAGCTAACCCTTCCATGCTTACAACAGACAGAGCTACACCAGAAGGTGACGCAACTGTATGATTGGTGCAATACGTCTCACAAACAACCTTGTTGTTTAGAAACAAAGGATTGTGCTGCTCAGTACCTTCTAGTTCTGTATCGGAAACAACATCCCAATCTGCGTCGGGTTTGTTTTCTTCCTGCAACCAGTAGTTCATTGCACGCGAACCAATAAGATAGTTCAAGTCTTTTCCTTTGCTTAGTTGGGTAGCTTGAGAACAGCGTAAAACAATTGCTCTACTGTAGGTAGGTTGTATTTTCCATTGCTCGGATGCCTGCTTTGTGTATAGAAAATCAAATCTTTTTTAGGGATTTTTAAAGGAGTTGTTATTGTTGCTAGCACAACTCCTTTGCTTTTGCAATACTGATCAGAAGGAGAACATGTACTGTATCGTACCAGTACATCGCGCGAATCAGGTGCAAGTGATAAAACCCATGTAGTACCAAACACACCTTGCTTGCGCTGCTGCGCATCTGTGGGACAATGAATTACAATAGTAGAAAATAACATATTATTCCTTTCAAATTTTGTTTAGATGCTGAATTATATCACAAGTTTTGCGGCTTCAGCAATATAGTATTCAAAATTTATATCACCGTCAAAATTCACCATATCATTGCAGGTTTTTACTTTCCAACCAACTTCAATACCTAGTCTACGTTCACCGTCTTCTTCCTTGCCTTCCAGCGCAGGCATTATTTTAATTAGACTACCACCATGATTACTTGGATAATAACGACAAATGTTCTGTTGTTTTTCAACCCTACCGTCTTCAAACTCCAACACAAGTTTTGAACTACGAGGTACTTTTGTTCGGAGCATGAAATCAAACACATTCCCTTTTTTGAACCAATCAACAATAAAATCAGAAAGCTCTGTGTTATATAGCATCTTTGCTTCTGCTGCCATTGGAACAACCAGCGCTGATTGGTTTTTGTGCCACTCAAGGTCTTTGTATTGATACGCACCTTTTCGTTTAATCTTTCCGTTCGTGTATACACTCAAATAATTATTCACATCTCTTATGTGCATTTTAGAATAGTCAGCACGTTCCATTTGCAGCTTGGTAAGTTTTTCCCACTGTCTAACCACCAACATCGCTTTTTCATCGTCTTCACGTTTGATACAGAAAGTCAAACCATCTGTGTTAATTGCAACCATTTTATAACTAATACCAGACTGCGTGAACATGTCAACCAATTGACACAACAACAGTTGACCGTTTACACAAATAGACATTGTATATGCTGAATCATAGAACACACTATACTGATTGTTAGAATCACCGTAGACGCTATTCAAGGCAAGTTTCAACATTGCGTTTTCTGGAGAACTTTTGGGATAAGATTTTCGTTGTTCAAACACATCTTGATAAATCTCACAGAACTGAGCACCCAAGTGTTCCGGGTAAATCTTGTTTGCAATTGCAAGATTCGGATAATAACTAGCAACATCAAGATCAACAACACCCCAAGAATTGTTTTCTATTACTACTTTGTTTGAGAGACTACCGTGGATACCGCCAACACCGTAATCGTATTTAAAGCCGTTTACAACTACGTTTAAAGTTTCTGCAATGTTGTAGCAACCCCAGTAAGACTTCTTCGGTACACGAACCTTCTTTTGCTTTTTTGTTAAATCGGGACACCCTTCCGAATCTAAAGGATGCCGCATGACATGATTCCCGTTTGCATCAAAAAGATATTCCATTGCCTTCAGTTCTTCTTCTTCAACCCAACCCAATGGGTGTTCTTTTTTAAACTGCAACAACTCTTGTTCAGTTGGTTTTTGTTTGAACTTCTGTTTCTTCTTTTGCAATTCAGCATACTTCGCTACATCACCAAGTTCAGCTTCATCTATATCAGTGAAAACTCCTTTGGTTTCACTGATTTTCTGCTGTGCAAACCAGTTTTTAATTGCGATGAAAGCAGGTTCTTTGAAGTCATAATAATTAAACAGACATGTTCCAAGGTCAATTTTATATCGCTTGGTTTGGTTCATTACACGTTGTCCGTTCTTGTGTGTATACAATTGCACACCGAACTCTTCCAATCGCATTTGAAAGTAATCTTTACCTATTTTACCGTCGTTGTGATTGAGGAAGTTTCTGTTGTATTTTACAGTAAGCGCTTTTCTAAAATCAATTGCGGATTTTGATTCGTTAAAAAATCGCAAAGTAGCTTGTACATCGTGGTTGTTGTAAGCAAGAATTTTATCAATATCTGCATCAAACAATACAGCGTCAACTGCAAAAGGCAAGTCCTCGATGTTCTGCATACGCATGTTGAACTCAAGCATCTTCAGACTGGTTGACTTAGCTTTGTTATCAAAGTGGTGTATTTTATACAAATCAACTTGTCTGATTTTTTCATCTGATGACTTAATTGTAGAACCAAACTGATTGTTGGTTTTGAACGAATCAATCTGCTTTTGTGCAAGTTCATAAACATAGTTTGCCAACGCTTTACCAGACTTGGGTAGTTTGTCTCGTTTGTTAAGTATCTGGTGCAGAATAGGATAATCAAAACCTGTGTTATTAAACCCAACCATCTCACAACCGTTGTCCATCAAATAATCTAAACAAGTCAAAATGCTATCAATTTCATTTTTACGAGAAGAAACCTCCCAACAGCGTTGTAGCTTTCCATCGGAACGGACGATTGAAAAACTAAACAATTCCTTGAAAGTTTCTAAATCATACACAAAAGTTTTGCTATTATCCAAAATTTCTCCTTAAAAACAACATTATATCATTGATTGTTTAACCAATCGTCTAAATCATGAAGTGTGTGAGTTTCGTTGTCGTAATAAAAAGCACCTGCACTACCAGTGATTCCGCAGACCCTGTTCTTTGGTACGGAAACAGTAGTAGTGTTCCGAACAATAGGGTCTTCCGCTAGCTTGTCCCGCTTCAGTATAATGTTGGCTGCTGCTGATTTAATGATGGTACTAGAACCCATGATGTCCATTTCACCGCTGTTGTCGCTTTTACGCATGTGGTTTATAAAAACAAAACTAACACCGTGTGATTTTATGAACCCCTTAGCCCACTTCATGAACAGTGATTGTTCTTCGTTCGATAGACCATCAAGAAGGTCTTGCAGTGGATCAAGCACAATTACCTTACAACCACAGGAAACAACCAGTTCTTCAATTGTATTTTCTATTTCTTCAATACTACCATCACGATTATCCAACAAATAAAACCTGTCAGAACCATCGGTGTTTTTCATCAATTCATTCGATTTTTGCCTAATGAAATCGCTACCAAGATATTCAAGTTTTTCAGTAAGATTGGGCATCAGTGCTAGTTTGCGAGAAACGTGTCTTGATAACAAGACTTCACCATATTGACCAGCATCCAATTCCATTGAAACAATACCAATTTTGTGTGGACTGTGAAAAATCCAATAGTAAATCATTTCGTTGACATAAGTGGTTTTACCAACACCAGTGTCTGCTGCAAGGTTAAAAATATAACCAAGTGGCATTCCACCGATAAACATTTCGTTTAGTTTCTTCATAAACGGTGGAAACGGTATTTTTGCAACCTCGTTTTGCTGAACAATCCTGTCATATAAACCACTCGAAGGTAACACCCCAACAGGGACAAATTCTTTCGCGTTGTAGAAGTCGGAAACAAATTCTTTTTGTTTTCCATTTGTCAAGTATTCGTTCGGGTCTTTATATCGAAGCGTAGCTACTCTAACTTTACCTTTTGGTAGATACTTAATCAAATCCTCAGAAGCCTCTTTACCTGCTTTATCGTTGTCATACATCAGAACAATGTTATCAAATGAATCAAGGAATTTGTATTGTGCGGCTATTTGCTTTTTAGAGTTAGCTCCAGTAGTTGGACTAACAGCAGCCGTTTCGAAATCACTCTTTTTAGAGTTGTTGTAATCCAAGAGCATCTGATAGGCCGACAACGAATCCACTTCCCCTTCACAGATAATTACATACTTGCCCCCACGGTTGAATTTAAACTGCATAAATAGCTCACAATCAGCACCAGTTCTACCCTTGGAGCGAAAATCCTTTGGTACTTCTCGAATTTTATAACCACTAAGTTGACCTTCTTGTGTCACTGGATAATACTGTTCTGTAACTTCACCTTCAATCAAGGTGTGACGAACACCAAACATCTTATAAACTTCATCCCTTATACCACGAAACTCGTTGGCTTGAATTGTTGTTCGTGTTTTTATTTCGTTGTTCTCTTCGTCAGAAATCGCTGGTTTCGTGCTTGGTTTTATTTCCATATCTTCTTTGGTTCTTTCAAAAACTTTTTCAGGTTTAATTTTGTGTTTTGTTTGCAGTTCTGTTTTATATTCTTCGCTTATGGATTTATAACCACAATGACTGAAACAAAAGTAACTACCGTCTTCGTAAATAGCAAGATTGTCCTTACTTCCACAGTTCGGACAACTCGAATGTTTAATGAAATTTGCCAATACTATCCTTTCTTGTTTTTTGAGGATAATACAAAGCACCCTCTAATTTACACTGCTCTACGGTTTTGTTAGTAGGTGATTCGTGCGTGAACCCTGTTTTAACTTTTACAGTCATGTGTGTCGTTCTCTCCGATTATGTGGGCGTCGTTAATAATCAACCCATCTGGTACTGCACCACGCACCAAATGTTGTCGGATACCATCGGGAAGGTGTCTATCAGCTATTACCCAGAATCCTCTCCAAAGAACAGGTTTCAAGTATTCCCACGGTTCAACATCTTCCAGTTTATAGTACCACTGTTTTGTTGGATTATACCACCAAGGTTTCATGTTATTCTTTCTCTTTCATTAGATATTCATTGCTGATTATCTTGAAGCTGAATGATCCGTCTGTAGCCTTCATAACCAACCCTTCACGGCTCTGTTTAGAGTTAAGGGTAGACTTACCATCAGCAGATACTACAAGAGCTTCTACTGTGTCTGGAAGGCTACATTCTGTACACAAAATAGGTACATGTTTCAACGACAACGAATCTGCAACTGAACAACGATCTCTTGCTGACATATATTTTTGCGCATCGATATCAAACACATCGTAAACATAATAATCAAAATCAGGAATATCGTAGATATTACCTTGAATACCTGCACCAACAAGCTCTCCTTGGATTGCAATGTTCAACCCCATATCAGTCATGTTTTCGTGCATGTAATACTTTTTCACAGCCTTCCAAAACGTGTTCCCTTCGGTTTCTTTTAGTTCTAAGTTACGAGAACAAAAACCAAACTCACCGTTGTTATAAAACACAGTCAAACTAGAACCTTCTAGTTTTTCAGTAACCTCAAAAACCTTGTCTTTGAACTCTGAGTATTTCGAGGTTAAATTTTGTACACGTTCTTGATTAGTTTTACGAACAAAAGAAGGGAAGTTACCTTTAGCTAACGCTCTTAATACGAGAGGTACTTCTTGTTCCCAGAGTTGTACACCAAGAAAGGTTGTGATGTCTTCTTCTTGATACATCAACCCAGTTGTTTTATCAGTTAGCACAGAAAGAGGTAATAACAATCCTTGTGATAAGGTGTTTTTCAACCGAACACTCCGTAGTCTCTCACCTTTAACACCTTTGTATTCCCGAGGCTCTCTACCCTTGCTTAGAAACGGAGCAAGTTCATGCGGAATCCAAGAGTCTGTCTCAAGGTAGACAACTTCATCACCTACTTTGTATTTTCCTACTTGGTCTACAACCTGCCAACCGTCAACCATGTACGCACATATTTTATCTGCATCAGGGATATATCTAACTTTGTTAATTTTTCGTATTGTTGCTAGTTTGCGCATATTTGTTTTCCTTTTCTGTATTCAATCATACAAGTTTTCTAGGTTTAATTCGTTTTCGATATAAAGAATACAATCATCTACTCCTTTTCCTAAGCAGCTAAACGTCTTGCTGTAGATATACTCCCCACAATTTTTATCAAAGATAAACAACATTAAGAAATCGTGCAAGCGATAGACATGAAAACTCCTGTGCTCAATGGTAAAACTATGGCAATCACGGTGGTACAGCCGTTCAATTTCTGTTTTCTCATCTAAAGGTACAGTAATGCGTTTAACACTAGCTTGAACTGGCTCTCGCTCGTAGTGAAAGTGCTTTCTTGCACATGATTCTTCACCATCCAGAGTATCATAACAGCCTTTTAAACTTGTATTAAACATACACCAATCGCAACCAAATCGCCCGTCATCTGGAACGGTGACAACACGAATACCCTGAATTGTATATACTTTATTTTCCATAGTTCTACCTTTCGTTTTTAGTAGTTTCGATAGTAAATCAAACCAGTTTATGCAATACAGCAAGAAACGCATTGATCCCTTGTATGAATACTTGCTGTTGTTGTGCGTTCAAGTTCTTCCACTCACGTTCATCATTGTAGTGCTTACGTACAGCGTTCCATAAAAGTTCTGTTTCACTCATGTTGATTCCTTTTTAAGTTTGTTCATCATCCCATGCTCCGCAGACACAACTGCTTGTGTCATTCGCTGAACATACACAGACTCGCTTATTGAAACTTAGCGTATCAACATCAAGAAAGTAACCACCGACGGTTTGTCCGTTGATTTTCAGCACCAGTAACGGGTAGCGTGGGTCTTCTATGACGAAATTTGCTTCGTATACAGGATCAAGGTTGTTTTCTGTTTTACTCACAATCTTCCTCATCTTTTGTGTTAATGATAATATTTCCAAACGTGAATACACCGTTTTCAATCTTGATACGAGGCTGATCTCGAAACACGAACACGTTACCATCATCACAAGAGTAACCATCTTTTGGCTCGAAAGAGTCGTCCAGTTTAACAATTCCAATAAGTCCTGCGTCAACGGGATATTCATTCCCAACGTTGTCAAGATACAAACCATCTCCATAGGCCGTACTGCCCCAAGCGAAAATAGTACCATTGCTTGTCTTGTTCCACTGGTTTTCTTCAGATGCTATGCACTCTGCGTAGTCATCATCTGAAAGAATGTAGCACAGATCGCCTATGTAGTATTTCATGTATTACTCCAAAAAGTTAGAAAAAAGGATTGTAGCACAAATAAGCACCGTAAACAAGACAGCAACCAAAAAAGGTGATATTCCTTTTAGTTCGGGTTTTTCAAGCCAACTAGCGTATTCTGCATCACGGAAAGCTGTTATAGCACTACGGTAAGCCACAGCAGGTTTGTAGAACGGGTCATAAGTTACTTTTTTCATTTGTAATCTTTTATTTTACAATCATTAGAACCTGTTTTGACTCTATGGTGTAAAAATCGTTCCTTGATATATCATGTATATATAAGCCTAATGTGTAACCTAGTTCTGTAAACCCCTTGATTACACCAAAACTCAACTGTCCTATCGTGTTTTCAAAAACTATTTTATCACCTATGTTGTATTCACTGAATATCTTGAGTTTTTTACAAAACATTGTTTTTCCTTTATTTTGTGTAGGTTGTGTTGGTGAATGCTAGTGTTTGCATGATTGCTCCTAGAAAGTTGATGATGTTGGTATTATATATCAGGTTTTGAGAACATTCAAATAATTGTTGTAGTTGACGTAATTTAACAACATTATGAAAACAAAATCTATATTCATAGAAACATGCTACAATCTAGTCACCGACAACTTTATAGGAGAGAACATGGCTGACTACTTAACCGCCGCTACCACAAGAGAATATGCTCAAAACACAAAAGCCCTTGAGGGAGCGTACCTTAAAAGAGAAACAATTGAATTACTCAATCAAGTTACTGAAGCAGCTAAAAGAGGGGGAGATTCTTTTGTTTGGAAAGGTAAGTTATGCGGTAACGAAGTAATTCATGCACGACTTAGAGAGTTAGGCTACAAAATATTTTACGAACCCGCAGAATACAATCGTGAGTCCTATCTACAAGTTTCGTGGTAAAGTATTTGATAAGGAAACAAAACCTATGACAAGGCACTAGAATGAAACTAGAACAACAACAAGTCTATATGCAAACTGCCCGTTTGTTTGCAACGCTTTCTAAAGCAAAACGAGCAAAAGTAGGTGCAATCTTAGTCACAGAAACAGGTGTAACAATATCTGGAGTGAATGGTACACCTTCTGGTACAAACAACATCTGTGAAAACACACAACTGAATCATCTAACCAATTCATACGAGCTTGTGACAAAAGAAGAAGTAATCCATGCCGAATTGAACTGTATATTAAAAGCAGCAAAAGAAGGAGTTAGTGTAATTAACAGCGATTTGTTCGTCACGTTATCACCGTGCTTATCTTGTGCGGCTATGATAAAACAGGCAGGGATTAGAAAAGTTTACTTCCGTGAGCAATATAGAGACAATTCTGGTGTACAATACCTTCGAGACACTGGTATCGAAGTTTCAAAAATTTGAAAGGAAACATATGTCAGAAATTAAACTCAACGATACATACAAGGTTGAAATCACAGAACATGAACGAGGTTGGGGTTCTAAAATTGACGAAGTAAAGTACTTTGACTCTGAACTCTCAGCTAAAAGTTTTGTTTCGCATTACAACAAAAACAATACACTTGATGTTGTGCCTGCTTGGTATATGGTTGCTCGATACGTTGGAAAGGTTTGATATGTACTACGAGTTTGTTATAGAGTTTAAAAACGGTACACGAGCTTGGATAGACCCTGTTTCATTAGACAGTGTCACAGAAAACGACGACATAATCACTGTGGTTTCAGACAACGGTCATTCGTTCGATTACTGTAAAAATCTTGTGAGTAAATACAAAATCAGAGAGTATTCACCGTACACTACTTTTCTTAAAATTTAAAGGAAAGTAACATGACCGACTATGAATTTATCATGTCATTAGCAGAAGCTGAATTAGGCTCGGAATCTGATTTCAGGCGTAAAACAGGTCATCGTTTGGTGTCTATCGCAGAGCGTTTAAGAGAAACAGAGTGGCAACCTATTGAAACTGCACCAAAGATAAGTGGTTGTTCAATTTTGTGCTGGCATGGTGAAGTAGCAGAAGCAGTGTGGACAAACCAATCTAGCTGTTATCCTCGTGAATATAAATGGTGTTCCAGTAATTATGATAGTAACGGAGAATACTGGGAAGAAATAAAAGGCATAACGCACTGGATGCATATGCTAAAACCACCAAAGACTGAAGATACCAATACAAGGTAACAACAATGAAGCAATCAAACAATTCCATGAATGAAGTTCTATTGGTGGATGGTTTTGCAAAATGGTCTGTCTATGCTGTGGTAAACACAGACTATATAGATATTGAAATACCACCCCCTGTGTTGGATTTTTCGTTTAAACAACAGTATTATACAAGGACAAGGATTCAATACAAGATAGTAGTTTTCGTGATAAACAGTAAAACCTATCAGATAGCCCACTCTGAGGAACTTCCCTGTGACTTATCTGAAATTTCAGAAAAAGTAATAGAACAGCAACTACTTCCTTTTAGACATTTCTCATAATAAACAATATCTGGTCACTCACCAAAAGAAAAACCCCTCACTACCGCGAAGTAGGAGGGGTTTCTTGTCGTAGGTTATTGAAAATCTTTTAACGCTTCTATCGCAATCTTGTACCGCCTAAGACGGTCATCTAGTCCGTTTGTACCACCGTTGATTACTTTCGTTAAACCAACAATATCCCCCTTGTCCGCAAAAGCAGAACAGTTGTTCTTATCCCAAAACCAAGCAGCACTGACAGAAGACCACAGAGGATGCTCCAAAAGCTCAGGAGAGCTTGTAAAATCAACACCGAAGGTACTAGATAGTAGCTTGTAGTTTGCAGCCCCTGTAAGCTGTTTTAAGCCTCTCCCGCGATACTTCCAACCATCACCTGATTGTTCTGTACCGTTAGCCATTCTGTCAGCATAAACTTTATTAGCTATTTTCTCAGGGTTGCGATGGTAAGGTTGTGCTATCGCTAAACTCGGAAAACGTTTAGGCCATGTTTGAGTCAAACCTTTCGCAGAGTAGTTCAAGTTCTCTACAATAGCAGTCAAGTTCTGCGACTCATGCCCTACTTGACTCAGAAAACCAGCAAGTCTTTGCTTTGAATTAATACTATATGCTTGGCAAGCACCTAGCATATACGGGTAATACTTTTCAGCATTAAACAACGTAGCGGAAGTACAAGCCTGAAACTGCTCTATTGTAAGCGCAAGTTTTTGCTCTTGCATATCAACCGCCCTGAACAGCTTTGACTAGCTCTTGAGTTTTATCTTTAGATGATTGACTTGAACCGAAGAAAAAGTTCATTATTGTTGCCACAATAGTACCAAGCAAAAAGCCTAGGATTGTGTCAGCAAAGCGAACGCTCTCTGGTGGTATTCCTGCGAAAGTAATCCCGATTATGTAAAGCGCTGTAAATAAAGACCAACCGATTGCAAGATAATACACAAACCGTTTACTAAACAAATCGTTTTGTTGTAGTGCAACCTTTTGCATATCCCTTGCGTCTGCTGTGTCTTTGTATGCTTGTTCTATTTTAAATTCTTCGTGTTTTTGTGCTGCGATTTGAATTTCAGCTACTTTTTCAGCAGACATCGTAGGCTCTAGTTTTAGACCTAGTTTGTCTTCTACGTACTCCAATCCCTTATCAGCAACAGCTTGCGCTACTTTTGGTAGATTTGATGCAACCAATGAGCTGATAATACTTGATATGATTAATGGTATTGCCATAATAGTTTTTATTTTAAAAGTTCTTTTACAGAAGTTATTGCTTGATCTGGGTCTTGGTCTGTTCTTTTCCTAATCCAATTAGCGGAGAAGTAAAACACTCCTACACTAGTGAATCCAATCACAAAACCACCGCTTAGAAGCAAGTCTAGTGTATGCACCGAGTAGCCAAGCCAATAAAGGAAGGTTGTACTGAATACAAACCCTGCTGTAGCGCTTACACCACCTGCAATAAACGCACTCACAGATTTACCCTTATCCGCTAAGCTCTTAGGAGTCCAGAACATGAAAAGAGTCATGCCGCCAAGTAAAGCAGCTACTGTTGGAGCTATTTTACTCACCAACCATGATGTTATTGTTTCAGTTATCATTTGTTAGACTTTCTCTAGTAATTGTGTTGCCTGCTCAATTGTGAGCCGTGAGCCGTCAGCGTTTGTAATATAGTACTTAGTAAGCATACGCGCTGCTTCACCGATGTATAGCCCATGCGCTACGCTCACTTTGTAAGCCGCTACCTCGTATGCAAGGCGCTCTTTCTGATCGGTCAGATAACGGCGCATAAATGTAAACCAACCATCACGGCGCATCTGCTCGACGTGGCACAGCTCGTGCGGTATCAAGTGCCTGCGCTGAGATTCGCGGACTTCCCAGCGAATCAGCACAAGCCACGGGCAGACGGTTAACCCATCACCGAACATCATAATTAACGGAACGCGAAGTACTGTCGTCATATTGCGGGACTCACTAACGACACTCGTGCGGTAAACCAGTCAGTCTCCGCAACATGAGCGCTTCCAGTTGTTGCACGATGCCACCCAAATATTGACATGTTATTCCCGTCTTTTGCGGGGGCGGATCTCCGTACAAAAAACCCCGCAGGCCAGCTCCCATTTGCTGGTTGTGCAGTTGCAGTGGAGTAGCCTGTAATGTTGTTCCACTCCATACCACCTGTCATGCCATCAATCCCTACAACAAACGAAGGGTATTTAGACACGTCACAATTACTCAAAATGCAACTTGCAAATACCATCAAATCAGTCGGTTCGTTTCTATAGCCTCTAGCATTTAAGCCGTCGTACGGGCAATCTACCGCATACTTAACATTTGTTTGCGTAATACCTCTCGATAAATTACGTGTTTGCACGGCGAAGGTATTCGATGAAGATGTAGCCCCGCACACACTCCCCCCAATTGAGCTATCAGACACCCCTATAGTTCTAATGCCAACAGCAGAATAGGCGCTAACTATTACATTGATATTAGATTTGCGCACCCAACCTGAATAGCCGATAAGCGCGCCATATTTAGCTCGACAAACCGCCACATCAACAACGCCTTGTTTACACCTATCAACTAGTAAACCAGAGCCGAAATTAACCGAAGCAGTGCCCGCCACACCTCTCAACGTCAAGTTCACGCATCCTGTTATTAGAACTGCATAATGACCATCTGAGGCGGCAGTATTGGTATTTAAGCTATCCACCCACCCGACGCTAACATTACTTATGTTGTAATTTTCTGCTCCATCATCCTTGCCGATCACCCCAAAACACCCCGAGCCAGCACTGCGAATATATGCGCTCGCAACGTGAACACCGTCAACAATCTGGTACATAAAATTGGGCTCTATATCCAGCCCACCAGGCTGTCTGACACCCCCAACAATACCACCGATCCCAATGCTCTTAAAATCAGATACTGTAATGTTGTAGCCAGCGATTATGCTTAATAGATTTCTTCCGTCTTCAACCGAATTAATCCCTTGCAAAAAGCCAAAGGTTACGTTTGTCGGGTTTACGCTAGATGCTGTTAAATCTGACTGGCTTAAATAGAAACCATCCCCTCGAATTTCGCGGAAACGTGTATCAGGTGCATAAAAGTTGGACACCCCAGCAAGTACGACGCAGTGTGTTTGCTCTCTGTCCTGCTGTGCGGTTCTGTTGCCGTTAAAGTTGCCGCGAATAGTACAACGGTCAACTAAATGAAATGCAAAACCACACCAAACCGACTGAAAGTTATTACCCCCCAGAGTCAGCGAAGGCTTCAGCACAAACTCCCCCTGTATATCTAAACTCGTGCCGTTATAAGCTGCTCCGCTTAAAATAACACCTTGCGCTAAATAGGTATAACCGCTGGGGAACAAAATGTTTTTACCTTTGTTGTCATCAATACACGCTTGAATGGCGTTTGTATCCTCGGTCACTCCATCACCAACAGCGCCATAATCTTTTACAGATACAGTCTCACGCAGCTTGGTTTGTACTGTGCGTGGCACAGCGCCTGCACCCGCAGCAACGTGTACTAAAAGAGATTCAGGTATATTTCCTGTTAGTTTTGAAGAACCGAGAGAAACCAACCAAACAGGGTTTGCATACGACACGGTACTGTATAAACCATTAGACACTGTTCCAGCGTTTCCAGAAATATTAATTGCATAATTTGTGGATTTCTCCACCCACGATGTACCATTCCATTTTTCATCTCTGTTTAAAGCAGAGTTCCATCTAATAGTATTTGTCGGAACGTTACTAGCGGATGTGTAAGCAGGGTCAAAATTTCTCGAAAGATCATCCAACCTTCCACTGATTCGACTTGTCAAAAGAGTAGCATAATTTTCTGATGTTAGTAAAGGGGCGTGATCTGCCATTGTTTTTCCTTAGATACCCTAACTCTGTTTAGAGCTAGGGGTTTTAATTAATATCCTGATATATCAAGCGAAACAGTACGAGAAACGCGAGTACCAGATGAGTCAAACACGTAAACGCGACAAGACTCTGGATAAATCAAGCAGTTTCCTGTTGTGTCTGCTGTTGTCATTGCTACAGTGAAGGTATTTGTTGTATCTGTTGTTATCATATAAACACCCCCAACACCTCCACCACTGCTTGTACCGAACTGTATTTTTTGGCCTGCTATAAACCCATGAGAAACATAGGTGATGGTGCAAACATTCGATGTTACCGAGTAAGTTGCTGACAAAACAGAGTCCTGAAAGTCAACCACAGTATTTACAGGTGTTGTCCCAAAAGGAGTAGCCTGAATACTTTGCACATCAATAAACTCTCGACCAAAGTTAGCGATTGTCCCTAGCGTATCAGTAGACACTGCGTTGATTCGCAGAGCGTCATAGTTCTTCTTCGTGTCAAGCCGCACCACAAGCTGATTCAATCTGTACAGAGCTTTCAAATCAGGACTGCTTACTGTAATTTTGACTTTAATGTATCTGAAAACTGTCGCAAAAATTGCAGTTGTTCTTAAATAGTTTTGATAAGTCACACCGTCAGCAGATAAACCAATATCAACTGAAACATCAGGAAGTCCAAACACATCGAAACCGTTGTAGCTCAGAGTAACTTTACTGCTTGCTAAAATAGTACCGTAGTCAAACACTTCTTCATAGTAGCCTGTAGACAACGCAGGTTGAATATAAACAGGATTACCAGAAGATATTTGATTCTGTACAGTAGACCAACTGTTGTCTGTGAAATGCTGTGCCCACGTATCGGTAGTCTCCACAGGTAATACAACACCTGTCGGTTCTAGGATCGCGTTTGACAACGTACCAGTAAACGTGGAATTAAACTCACCAAAGAATTGGAAATCCGGAGGCTCATTTACGTTTACGGTAAGACTAACAGGAGTGCTTTCGTTGTTATCCGTGTCTACTGTAGCAGCCCAGTAAGTGAACTCACCAGCAACTAATTCAAACAACGGTGCAAACTCCGTCTTAATCAAACCTACATCGTCAGCAGTAGTCCAAGTTGAACCCTTTTTAATTAGTACATGGTCAATTGGTAAAGTAGTCCTATCAGGTAGAGTCCAAAACAACATTACCGAGTTATCAATAACCTGTGATCTGTAGTTGATTAAAGGATTAGGCGGTAACTTAGTAATATTGAAAACAAGACCACTTGATGAGTGCCCTAAAATGTCTACTATAGTAAGCGTGTAGGCTCTGTCACCGAGCCAATCAGCAGGGAGAGTAACACTATCTGACTTTGAACCATACGACAACGCATCATATTCTACTTTGACATAAGCAATTGCAAAAGTAGTTGAAGGGTTTGTCCAAGACAAAGAGATACTTGCGCTAGTCAAGGAATCGTCAGCAAACGAGTGCGTCACAGCAGAAACTTCTGAGACTATAAGAAGCGTATAAACCACGTTTGCAATCGAACTAGAGTAGTTGTTGTTGTAGTCAATCGCACAAATATAGTAAGTAACAGAAGTACCTGTTGAACTTGGTGGATTAGCGTAACATGTTAAACCTTCCGTAATTGTAATCAACCCAGTAGCTGCACCAAAATTTGTATCAGTACGCACCTCGTATTTTGCAATATCCGGTTCACGGTTTGCAGTCCATACAAGGTTTATCTTACCTAGAGAAAACTCAGGGGTAGCTGTAAAACCTTGCACTGCTTCAGGCTGTGTTCGTTTACCGATAACAGTATGGGTAGAGTAATCTGTCCACAACCCACATCTACCATCGCTAGACACATATCGCAAACGAACCTTGTACTCTTCACCTTCGATCACGTCTTTGATTTTCACAGTACCAGAAGCGTATTCAGCACGGGAAAATTTAGAGTTAACTGCATCAGCGACAGCAGAAATATCATACTCTGCTTCTACCCAAGCTGTGCTTGGAGGTAAGTCTGCTGCGTTAACAAAAGACACGTTTATATTATTTCTAAACACACCTTTTGAAATAGTCTCCATTACAGATTCATCAGAAACAAACCTTGTAATTTCAGGCTTCTTCAGTGAGTAAGATTGAAATAACGCTGTCGGAGGTAGTGTAATCTGTGTCTCAAAAACAGAAGTTGCCGTTTGATCTGCGTACTGTGTGAACAGGTTATAGGTAGGTGTAACTCCGTAGTCAACAAACATAAGTTTTGCTGACATGTTTTCAGAAGGTTCGATACCAATGACAATCAAGTCTTGTGACTCTTGGTTTAGTTCACCAAACATTACCAGATCACCAGCATCTGCTTCACTAACAGACGTTGACGTTGTTAGCGTAAACGTGGAGTAATACCCTGTTGTACCTACTGGTGTGATGTTACGCACCGTACTTATACCAGTCTTACCTCGAATACGTACAGTATATGTAGTACCTGACTGCATGTAGAAGTCTTCATCAAGGGTTAGAACCGTTCCCGATACCCGTTCCTTGATTCGCCCACTACCGATACCCCACAAAGGTACGTCGTGCATCACCTTTACTCTATCACCTCGGTTACAGATGAGGTATTCAATGTCAGTATTCAGCGAGTAGGTTTCAGGTCTTAACTTACCCTGTGCGAACTGCCAACGAATAGCATCTACCACTAGAGCACTCTTGGTCACACCGGGTAAACTAATGCTCTCGAACAGACTAGCGTTACTTGAGTCGTAACCTGTGTTGTACACAATTATTTCTGACTCTTGATAACCTTGTAGTTCATCAAAGTATTGTGCCTTCATTCCGTGTGGTATAACAGGTAGCGCTTTTACAGCTTCAAACCCCCAACTATTGTGAGGTGTGAAGTGCTGCACTACGCTCTTTTCCTCGTCAATAATGACAGTATCTTTACTGTCCTTTATGGTAGGAGATGCACGACCAGCGGCAGCTATATCTTTCAATACTTCAGTAAGGCTTCTCTGAGTAGCCAAGACAGCGTTGTATTCAAAACCACGAGAAAAACAATAGTTGTAAAAGTTAGCAAATTCAGTCCAGTTTATTTGTTCGCTTGTTCTACGCTTCGGATTCGCTGGATGCGTAAGAACATACAGCATCAATGAAGCAGGGTTGTTAGTAGGAACATCCATCCATGCTGAACCAGTCCACACAGGTGCAATTGTCTGCACAACAGCATTGAACCCTTCAAGATTACCATTTACCTGATCGGTAGCTTTTATTTTTATAACACTCTTAGCTATCTTACAATTAGGTGGATCAATCGAAGGAGATATATTGGTTATGAACGTGGCTAGTTGGAACAACACAGAATGATAGTAACGGTAGTCTGGATTATCTTCTGCGTTATCGCCTGTTTCTCTACGGACACGTATAAACCTCAACCAGTTAGGATCGGAGTTGCTATATGTTTTTGTTATCGTGAAAGCATCTTTTTTAGGTATAGGCTCAGATACTGGTGTCAGTATAGTAGCAGAGGTCATAAAACCAAAGCCGTCATCTTCTTGCACAACACTACTAACTACGCGGCTAACAGAAGTAGAGCAACTAAACGCATCCAATTCACTCCAAGTCACTCCGTTAGAGCTTCGCTCAACACGAAGTACAACATCTGCACCAAGCGCTTCACCTGAGTTATCACCTCTAATTTTTATTCTTCGCAATCCCTCGGGAAAGTGAAAAGATAAGGTAACCCTGTCAGATGCTTGGAGAGTAGAAGTCTCTATCCAAGACCCCGGTGTTACCGCAGTCTCAGGGTTTCCATCGCAGACCAGCAAAGTCTGGAGAACTTTCTGGTCAACATCTTTACCATATAACGAGTCAAATTCTCGCTTCTGATCATCTGAGAACTCGGTAACTCTGTCTTGTGTAATTAATGTGTAATCAGAGAAATTATTTAAAGGAACTTCACCAAACTTGTAGGTGTTTGTGTCTATACTGAGAGGTCCAAATCCCCATTCGAGAAGCATAGACAAATAGCTGTCACGTTCGTTTTCATAAGTCAAATAATTCTGAGCACCAAGAACAGGTGTTACTCTGACTTTGCCCAGTATCACTGGTTTTGCACCATATGGATTAGCTCTATTGGCTGCACCTGATACCATCAATTGACGTTCAGAGCTGCCAGCATCACGAGGCTCTGGTGGAGGTCTTTGGCTACCTCTCAATAGCGCTAATGCAGTTAAGGTGATAGCTCCTTTTGCTACTGCTAGAAACGTAGTTGCTGTACCAAACACACTAACAGCAGAGGCTACACCTACGGTGCTCAATAACGCTGCTGATAACTGAGGTGCAAAGATGAGCGCAACAATAGCAAACACCTTAACAGCGTCGTCACCGGGAAGACATCTATATTCTATCGAATCGTGCTCTTTAACTAGAGTAGTCTCCCATTTAT